TCATATTGTACCATTGATCACCAAGCCCAAAGTAATTTATGTATTTCATACAAGCAGTCAGAAATACTGAGTGATCATTTGAAGCCGCTGTCCAAACCCAATTAGTTAAATCCACACCATTAACACCAGCAATTTCAGAATTCACAATCAAGAAGATATCACTCAAAACAGGAGTTGCAAGTTGAGAGAATTGTCCTATGTTTCCTGTGAAATAACCACTTGGCCATGTCAAAATGTCAGTTAATGGATATCTTATTGCATTTATCAAATAAGTTGGCATACTACCATACATACCAAACAAACCAAGATATAGAGACTGCACTTCCGCTAAATTAAGAAAAGGAACGTACATCACTTGTCTAGCACTGTTATATAATCCTGCAATGTATCCAGCTGCTCCACTAACAGGCAACAAATTTGCATACCTGATTCCATTAAGTAAAGTTCCGTATGCTATTTGAGCATATGTAACTGGTGCAGCTAGAGCAAACCAAGTCACTTGTGGCCCTAAACCAGGAACATTTTCAATATCTTTTGCCTTAGCCAGTGCAATTAATCTCCTACACATAAGATATAGCACAAAATCCTTGTTACAGTAACCACCAGCATCTTGACTTAAATTTATGTTTTCACTAAAATTTGTATTTGAATTAATATCAGCAGGTGCAATTTGTTGATAATACCTTAATAAATTTTGAATTGTTCTCGCATTGTTAAAGTCAGGCATTTCATTCCTTGTCTTTCCACTGTATGCTCTAGTCAAAGTCTTTCCTCTTATTGCCGTCAGATTTGCCATAGGTCCTAATGTAATAGGATTATTTAAGATCCAAGCAGCAGTGGCAAGTATTTGATGATTTGTGTTAAAGGCAGGGTAACCGTTAGTTGCAGTTGTAGAGTTATTGAAGAATTGTGATTTAGTATTCACAGTTGACATTATGTACTTATATACCAGTACACCCAAAGGGCTTAAACCAAAAGGACTAGGAAGTGCTGCTCCCGTTCTCAAAGTAGTATTAGGTACACATCCAATTACTGATTCCTCTTTTGTTCCAATAAGCATTAAACCTTTCCTAGCAGATAAAGGAGAGTAAACAGTCCCAGTAGCATAAATATATGATGAATCCAAACTTGCCAATACCTCGTCAATAGTAACTACCCCAACAGATATAGGAAACAAGTTAACTTTTTCGAACTCAATAGCAACAAATGTATTCAAAGAAGAACTGCTTTTAATCGAATTAATCATTTCAATACTTGGTCTCATACCAGAAGAATTCAGTTTAAACACAGCCAAAGTTTGAGAATTCACATTTATCTTAGTAGAATTCACATCGTATCCAGTCTTCAAAGTCATAGCACCACCTTTACCAACAACATTGTCAGTCATAGGTATTCCAGCATCAACAGGAGGTTTTTCAGCACCTAAATCAGTCTTATCAGACATCATTCCAAATTTAGCTAGTAAAATATACGGATCAAGTAATATTTCTTTAACATATTCATCAGTAAAACCATAATTAACAAAATAAATTTTATCTATCCTATTATCTTTATTATCTTTTAACCAATAACCAATAACAACTTTCTCCAGCTCTTCCCATCCCAATTCGTAAGAATCAGAAATGATAATTGCTGGTTTGCTAATGGAAGCATCCAGGCATCTATTCGAAACCTTTGGTAAGG